TTTAATTTCTGCTTTTTTGCCTGTAAACGCTGTAAACGCTTCTCTAAAATTGCTTTTCTACCCATCTTAAAAACCTCCTAAGATCTCAGTTTTTGCTTTCAATAGTGCTAATTCATTGTCAGTGTCCGCCGACGTACCACGGTGCTGTCTTGCACTGTCCAGCGCAGACCGGGCATTGTCCAACGCCCCCTTGCAGCGTGCATTTATCTCAGTGTTTTCGTAAGCTGGAAATGTTACCGCACTTACTTCCACGACTGTACTAATATCTTTGATGTGGCGGGTTGGGTGGTCGGAATCTAAGTTCTCCCACTCCTCGTCCCGGATTCCGAACATGAAACTCATACCAGATATATCGCCACGCTGTACAGCACTATACAAAGCTCTGGCTTCGGAATTATTTTCGGCATCCAGTGTTACCCGGATTCCAAGGCCATCATTATCCGTTGTAAGCTGCATTGTGCTGTTTGCTGTATTTCGCCTTGAGCGTGCCAACGGAATTTTACTTGTATCATGATTTACTAAAAATCGAACATCCGTTAAATCCGTATTATTTAAAGCTCCCGGTTCTATAATTTCATCGAACCAGCCTAAATCTGTACGACTATTATAAACAATCGGCCGTCCGGTGATGATATTTCCGGCTTCTGTTTCTTCTGCCCGGACTTCAAAATTGTAGGAACGCCGTTCTAACTCTTTATTCTTCATTTTTATTTTCACCTCCGCCATCATTCGAGGAACCTTTGCCTGTCTTGTTATTCATCTGGTATTGATTTGCAATATCAACGTCAACCCAATTCAAACTCATGTACCTCTTACCTTCCAATTCGGGCAGTGGCTGTAATCCAAATGCCACCCTCTTTTCATTCTCATAAATTGAACCGGTATTGCTAAGCATATTCACCATTTCAAGTGTCTGGTCTACCGTCATGAAAATGAGGTCTTTCGGATATAACCTTATCTCGTTGCCAAACGCTCTTTCACGTCTTGTGAACAGTTTCTTTGTAAACGCCTGCGAGATAGATATAATAAGCGGTTCAAGTGTTTTCTGATAGAATGCAGCATATTGTTCTTTTGTATAATCTCCTGTCAGAATTGAAAGTGGCACACCCCAGTTTCTTAAGATTTTTTCATCAATAAACTTCAAGGTGGCTTCATCAACTAACTGCGTTGATCTCTCTAACGGCGTAAATTCAGATTTTAAATCAAGAGGCAAAAAGCCACTCTCCGAATTTCTCAGTTTTGTTTCTAATTCCTGCATAG